GTTGCTCTTGCATCTCACCTGATAACGCATCGACTGTACGCTCAGGAAAAGTTGCAATAGAGGATGCAGTGTCTTGTAAGCCACCTGATAAGATTGACTGACCCTCTTTTATAAAAGCTTTAGCACCCCATGTTTCTGAGTTTCTAGGATCTTCTTGCTGTGCTAGAGCTTGATCTTCTTTTTTCGTGGCTTCTTGTTCTACTGCCTGTTGTTGAGCATCTCTTTCTTCTAGTTCTTTTAAATACTCATCTATTTTATCAGCAGCTAGATCTACCTCGGGTCGATAGTTTGAATAATTGGAATCAGTCATCTACCTCTTCTAAATGTACCAGCATCCCTCTTACGTTGCTCTTCTACTTTTTGCTGTGCTCTTTTACCTTTCTTAGCTGTACGTTCTTTTTCGATGTCACTAATAATTATCTTAGCAACTTCAGCTTCTAGGTTTTGGAACTGTGCAAAGTAGTTTTGTGATAAGTTAGGAAATACTGTATTTACAACTTGTTGTTCTTCTTGATTAAGTTTGATAAGTTTACCAAAGTCTTTTGTATCTTCTGTAATTGCACCACGTATGGCGTTTGATTTACGATTGGCTTTCATGGCCATCAAGCTCAATACAGCAAAGCTTTGTGCATCTTCGTTAAATGGTTTATCTGCATCTATAAAACCAGCATCGTTTAGATCTTTAATTATATCAGACGATAAGTTATACATACCAAAGTTTGTAGATCCATTCTTAGCTAGTTCTACGACTTGTGCACCAGATAAATTATTTAGGTTCTGTCTGCCAGAAGTGTTACCGTTACGTACGAACGTAAACTGGTTAGCATTTTGACCACCACGCTTTTCAGACAGCATGGTTAGATACTCGTTAAAGTTCTGTTGCTCACCTGTACGCATATTACGAAACACTTTTTGTTCGCTAGTAAATTTCTTTACATCGTTTTCTTTTCTAAAGTCTTGTAATATCTTAGCATAAGGATCCGTTAACTTTGTTACAGGATCTATAAGGCCAAGAATAGCAGCACGTTTATAGATAGCTTCAGAACCACTTAATACTCTAAAATTACCTTTACCATCAGGTACACGTATACGTAAAGTTTTGTAGTATTGTTCTAACTCAGAGTGCCTTTGTCCACCAGAGTCAACATACTCAAACAAATCATCGACAGGTTCTGACTTAAATGCTTCTTTCTTATTAAATAGTTCTGGTTTTTTCTGTAGCTGCCTACGTAGTTTTATCACATCGCCTACACCAGCTTCAACTAACTTTACAGTATTCTTATCTTCTTTAAAGTTATCGTACTCTGCTTCAAGCTCATTAAGTATTTCGTTACGTCTTTGTTTGTAAGTTATTGTACCACGACCTTCAGCTATTTCAAATAAGTCTAACTCTTTATTATCTTCACCATTAAATCTAGCCCTAAACTCATCTTGTAGTTTTTCTGCTAGACGTATATCTAAATCTGTCAAGCCTGCTGTATTACCATCTTCTGTTTCTTTTCTAGCTACAAGCTTTTCAATTAGTTTGTCTGTATCATTATGTCTGCTAGCATACTTGTTAGCTACGTTTACATTTGTATCTCTTGTACCACCAGTCTGTGTTTTATTTAGATATGACAACAGTATCTGAGGCACAGGTGTTACACCTTCAATATAGAAAGGCTGCTGTCTATACTCAGCTATTAGTGCACCAGCTTGACTTTCATCAAGACCTTCGATACCTCGTTGTTTATTTTCAACAATACGTGGTATGACTTGCTCATTTACAAAGTTGTTAGCTTCAATCTGACGTGCAGCATTTTCATTATCGACTGCTTGTTTTTCTATATCTCTAATAGCTTTAGATAGCCTTAAAACTCTACCTTCAGCTCTAGCTTTGAACGCTGTACCGTCTGGTTGTGCATCTATATAAGCCTGATAGTTAGCATACTCCTTACCATTTGCATCTGTATAAGGTATATCCTGATATATAGCTCTAGCTTCATTAGGTAAAATATCACCACTTTTAACTAATTCTGCGGCAATCTCAAACGCTAAGTCTTCTGCTTTTCGTATATTACCGTTTGTTTTTTGAATTGCAAGCTGCTGTACAACACCATTATCTTTAAAAAATGTGTCATCAGATCTTTCACCAGCTGCATTAATTACATTTGCACCTTTTATACTTTCAATAATTTTTGTATTGAATGTATAAGCTTCCTCTTCTAAAACCTTTTCTCTAAATGTAGCCTTAAATATTTCACGTTGAGATTTTAACTCAGCTTTTATTTGTGGTGCTGTTAGTTTGATAAGCTGTTTTATAAATCTAGGATCGTTAGGGTCGTAGCCTAATTGCTTTGCATCAAATCCTACGTTCCTGTAAAAAGATAGAAGAGCTTTTCTTTCAAAATCTAAATGTTCAGCAGCTGTAGTAGAATCCAAGGAGCCATTGCTTCTTAAAATATCACCTACAGTTGAGACTTTACCAGCATATCTTTCTTTGATAAACTCTTTGTCACGTCTATCGAATATTTCTTCTGTTGGAGTTCCAAATCTATACTCAAGTTTTGTCTGCTCGTCGAGATCTTTGTCCTTATTGATTGTATCGGTAGCAGTAGCTAGCTGTGTGTCAAGCTCGTTTTTAGATTCTGTATACTCCTTAGAGCCTGATATAATCTCTTCTTCAATTAGATCAGTTACAATCCTACCAAAACCATCAGCTTCATCAGCTTCACGTTTTTTCTTTATCTGTCCTACTGTACCTATTATATTTTCAATGGCAGATAATCTTTTACTTAACTTGCTAGCAGCCAGCTCTTCCAGCTCTACCATTTGGTCAAAGAACTCTTTAGTGTCTCTGATGTTGTCGTCAATCTGTTTGTTGACAGCCTCAGTCATGTCTGGGGCTGTCTCTAAGTAGTTAGTCTTACTTATGTCAGGGACTGCATCTCGTGGCGTACCAACGACGTTCTGAAATGATGATGTCATAATTTACTGAAATCCTGAGTATATACTTGCGGCAGTGCTCGCTAGTTGTAGTGCACCTGTAAAGTAATCTGTTGGAGGTAACATAACTGGAGCTCCAAATGCAGCTGGTATACCTAGCTTCTCTCTAGCTCTAGCATTAGCAG